TCATTTCAAGCTCCAAAGTTACTTAGGGGTACCCCTAATTAAGTTATCGTAAGATCGTCAGGATGGGTCGGCTGGATCGCTCTCCCATCCTCGTATTATACACGAACTAGCACAAAAGTCAAGCGTTTTTAGCGAACAGTTAAGAACAGGCACTTACCGATATCGCACCCACCAAGCAACCCTTCGATGAAGAGGACGCCGAGAAAGGCAACGGTGAAGTAGCCAAGGGCTACGATGGCAAAGGTTCTCCACATCACGCACCCCCGTCTGCGTCTACATCGAACGAACCTTCCCGCACCCTAAGTGCGAGCAACGTGATTAGATCCTGAAGAGTCTTTCGGTCGCCATGCGTGAGCGTTTCGACTTTGAACAATATGCGATGCATGTGATCCATAAGTGGGGTGATGGCATCTACTTCAATTACCTTGAACTGTTCCATTGCATTACTCCTAGTTGGTTGGTTGTTAGATCGTTGGGATGAACTTGGGGTTGAGTTGCTTGAGCAACGAAGGATCGCGCACTGCGATGTAATTGCTTTTGTTCATGGGCACGACTGTGAAGTTGACTGCACGGGCAAGCTCCTCGCCGCAGGGGAGGCAGGTCCGATACCCAATCGCCCGACGCTTGGGCGAGAAGTTCTCACTGCACACGGTGCAGACTGGACGGATCTTGAATTCGTTGGTCTTAACTGCATTCTTCATCTCGGACTCCAAAGTTACTTAGGGGTACCCCTAATTAAGTTATTGCAATGCATGGTCAAGCTGGACGCTCTCCCATTCTCGTATTATAGCACAGGTAGTGTCATTTGTCAAGCGTTTTGTGAGGTTTGTTTACAGACGGTGATAAGGGGTGGTATGGATTCGACGCAAGGGTGGTGTCGGTGTGTGGTTTGGCGCACAGGATCAGGTGTCGAAGTAGACTGTACCAAACTGTTCTGTATGGGGGGTCCGGTAAGTGGTTGAAAATAAACGACTGTTCGCTGTGAGTGAAATGTTCGGTAAATAGAGGGTCGATCTTTTGGCGGGGGGTTATGCATGGGGAAAGCGAACATTGCGCGGGCTAGGGGCACGGGCGTCCCTTGGGAAAAGTATGGTCACCTCAAACCGAACTTTTAGAACAGTTTAGTTTAGTTTAGTTTATTATCTATTTATAGTCCAAAAAGGACGAATTTTCCGTCATTCCCACACCACCTGTGTGCTGTATCTGTCACGAAACATATTGTTCCTGATGTGTTCGGTTTTGCCGTTTAAAAACCGAACAGTATGGGCGACCCGCTGCTCTTGTAACTGGCTTCGCAGAGTTACTTAGGGGTACCCCTAAGTAACTTTTAACAAAACAGCATTCCACTACCACCCCCAGTGTCAGAAACCACAAGAGCCATACCACATAGCTGATACGAAACCACACATGGGCGGCACGCTGCTGAAGTAACTGGCTTCATATAGGTATTTCATTTGGAGAGTAAAGCTATCTAGGGGATATCCCCTAGATAGCCAAGTGGAACTAAAGTGCAGACGAAAATCTGGACGAAAAAAAACCCGGGACAATGCCCGGGTAAAAAATCTGGACGAAAAAAAACCCCAGATCGTGTGATCTGGGGTTCGGGTTAGTCTTCCATCCGAGCGTAGCGCCATATACGCTCTGCCCATTCCTTGTTATCCGGAGTTATACCGAATACGTTAGCACTACGATCTTCGGGGAATTCCCCGACTTCGCAGATTGCGTAGATATGGGACGGTTCGTCCCACCATAAGGTGCGACCGTTTTTTGCGGTGCTGATAACTTTCCACATAGTTAACTCCAAAGGGTAAAAAAAACCCCGGACCGTTTGGTCCGGGGTAAAAGTTACTTAGGGGTGCCCCTAAGTAACTCCGCATCACTTAGCCTTGCGAACGGTCCGAGCCTTGGTTGCTTTGGGAGGGTTGAGTCTAGCTTCGCAGTCCTTGCGGCACTGTTCCACAACGGCCGCCAGCGGTACGAACTTCGCATCGATAGCACCCTTGAACTTCTTTTCCCATGATGCAAGGGCGGCAACAAACTGTTTTTCCCATTTTTTCTCGGCCTCAGCGGCAACCTCGGCCTCGATTTCCTTGTCGGACTTGCCCTCGGCTTGACCTTTGATTTTGAGAGCTTCAGCAAGTGCCGCACCCTCACGCTCGATCAAGGCTGCGCGGTAATACTGGATTCGCAATCCGATCTGCATTTGTTCCCGGGTACGGATTGCCTGTAGCTGCGAATCAGCATGTTTAGCTACCGGCTTTTTGCCCTTGGTGATGAAGATATCCGGGTTAGCCTTGCGGACCGTGGAAAACAGAGCTTCAATGGTTGAAGCCTTGCGATCTGCGACCAAGTAAAAAAGCTCAGGCACGGACAGCGGGTCAGCCTTTGTTACCCCAGCCCGGAAGGTGCGAGCCAATGCAATAGCACTATGCAAGTTGTAGTAGCTGGACCCGATTACCTCACCGGACTTAGGCTTATCGAGATCAGCGGCAGTCCAGCCCTCAGCGACAAGGGTATCGATCACGGACTTGGACGAAGTGTCAGCCTTGGCAGCGTCAACCTCAGCGGACTTGAACAGAGCGGCAATGGCCGCGGTAATGATAAGAGCCACGATGGAACCTCCAATGTTTGGCATGGTCAAAGTTACTTAGGGGTACCCCTAAGTATCTCGGGCAACAACGCCCGGGACAGTTCCAAGGTATCGCATCCTAGGTGCAATCGCGCCCCATTCGATCGATTTATTTTCGTTCTACTTCACGGTACGATCTGGTCGAAGGGGGGACCGGTCGAGCCGAATGGGTAGGATGGCAGACCCACCAGAGGGGTATCACCCCCTTTGGGCAAAGGGACCCCCGGCGGCTACGGACTTACTATTCCAGACAAACGAATACCTCTTTTTTAAAAACACCCCCCTTCCCTTTTTAGTACCCCCTTGCAAAAAATTTTTTATTATGTGTATACTTGCGTATCGGCTTATTAGCTTGCGTTGGTTATGCTTATTACTCCTGACATCGGCGTAGAAATTACGCCTGAGATCAACTTCTCCAACCTGCAAGACCTCGCAGAATTTGGCGCGAACACGGCTGAACTACTTCACCGTAACGGGTTGGAGCTAGATTCCAAGCCAGAGCACGACGAGATAGCGGCTCAGATTGCTACTGCTTACGCCGCCGATCCTATGGGTACTGCCAAGCAGATCACCCCGGCGCGTGCCGCTACCCTTCCACCTGCTGTCTTAATACAGACACGCGACATACTGGACACTTTCGGTCGTGCGGTTGTCAGACAAGCCATTGAAGTACGTCATCTTGTTACCAATAAACTCATCCTTGAGTCGGAGAATCCTGATCCGAAGGTCAGAATTCGTGCCTTGGAGCTTCTGGGCAAGATTTCGGACGTGGGCTTGTTCACTGAGCGTACGGAAATAACCGTAACCCACCAATCTACGGACGATCTGCGTACCAAGCTGCGAGAGAAGTTCAATCGGCTCAAGGAAGTCGAGGACGCCAAGGTGGTTTCGCCCTTGGAACTAGAATTGGATGCGGAATTGGGCCTAAATGATTGATTTAGGGTTTTCGGACGAGGAGGTTGACGAGCTTTTGGCTCGTTTGGACGAGTTTTCCGAGGAAGAACAGACCGAAATCCTGCAAATCGCGGACACTCTGAGCACCCGCAAGCATGTGCAGTCGTGCTATGACGACCTGATTGAGTTCTGTAAGCACATGCAGCCCGACTATAAGGTTGGGAAACACCACAGAATCCTTGCCAACCTGCTGATGCAGCTAGCAGACGGGTCAAAAGACCGTGTTTGCGTCAATATTCCACCCCGCCACGGCAAAAGTCAGTTAGTTTCCATCTACTTTCCGGCTTGGTTCATCGGTAGGCAACCTAATAAGAAGGTGCTGATGGTGTCTCACACCACGGATCTTGCCGTGGATTTCGGTCGGAAGGTGCGAAACATCATTGATACGGACGCCTACCGGCAAATTTTTCCTACCGTTAACCTTGCTGCGGATAGCAAGTCAGCAGGAAGGTGGAATACTAACGTCGGGGGTGAGTACTTTGCTTGTGGTGTGGGTTCGGCCCTTGCAGGTCGTGGTGCTGACTTACTATTAGTAGACGATCCGCATAACGAGCAGGACATCATTAACGGCAACCTCGAAATCTTCGACAGAGCCTACGAGTGGTTCACGTTTGGTGCTAGAACCCGTCTGATGCCGGGGGGCCGTGTAGCTATTATCCAAACTAGATGGCATTTAGACGATTTAACGGGTCGTGTCGTACGGGACATGACGCAAAACAGCGGGGCTGACCAGTACGAAGTGGTCGAATTCCCGGCTATTTTGGAGGTTAAGAACCGAAAAACGGGTGAAATCACCGAAAAAGCCCTGTGGCCCGAGTTCTTTGACATGCCAGCGTTGCTGCGAACAAAGGCTTCTATGCCGGTGTTTCAGTGGAACGCGCAGTTTCAGCAGAACCCCACTGCCGAGGAAGCGGCTCTTGTTAAGCGGGAATGGTGGAACACGTGGGAGAAAGAAGACCCGCCAAGTTGTTCCTACCTGATCATGTCGCTAGATAGTGCGGCAGAAACTAACAACCGTGCTGACTTTACAGCCTTGACTACGTGGGGCGTGTTCGTTAACAAAGAAACGGACGCCCATAACATCATCTTGCTGAACGCTATTAAGAAGCGCGTGGAGTTTCCCGAGCTAAAAGAGTTGTGCTACCGGGAATGGAAAGAGTGGGAGCCGGATGCGTTCATCGTCGAGAAAAAATCCAGTGGTACACAGTTGTATCAGGAGATTAGACGTACCGGTTTACCCATACAAGAGTTTACCCCACACCGGGGTACCGGTGATAAGATGGCGCGTCTGAACTCTGTGGCTGACATCATAAGGTCAGGTTTAGTGTGGGTCCCTCAAACTCGTTGGGCAGAGGAAGTGGTTGAAGAGATTGCAGGTTTCCCGTTCGTTAGTAACGACGACTTGGTTGACTCCACCGTGATGGCACTGATGCGGTTTAGGCAAGGTGGGTTCATACGGCTGCCATCCGATGAGCAAGAAGAAGTTCGTTACTTTAAGTCCCGCCGTGGCGGCTATTATTAAAGGTAGGCTATGCCAGTAGATTCGATTGATAAAGGCCCGTACGCAGCCCCTCAAGGTATTGAGGCTGAATTAGGAGGCATTTCCGATGACGATCTGGACAGCATGTTGGAGATTGAGATTGTCAATCCTGATATGGTTACTCTCGATGATGGCAGCGTCGAAGTTACTATAACCCCCGGTGATGACACTGAGGAAGGCGGGTTTGACGAGAATCTGGCAGAAACCTTAGACGAGAATGTGCAACAGACGCTTGCATCCGAGTTGATCCAACTGATTGATGCGGATATTAACAACCGCAAAGACTGGGCAGATACGTTTGTCAAAGGGCTAGATGTCCTTGGATTTAGGTACGAAGAGCGTACCGAGCCTTGGGAAGATGCGTGTGGCGCGTTCTCTTCCGTGCTGGCAGAAGCCGCGATTCGGTTCCAAGCCGAGGCTATGTCGGAGACTTTCCCGGCAAACGGTCCAGTTAAGACCAAGGTCATGGGCCAGATTACACGTGAGAAGGAAGAAGCAGCCGGACGTGTAAAAGAGGACATGAACTATCAGTTGACCGAGCGTATGGTCGAGTACCGCCCAGAACATGAGCGGATGCTGTATGCCTTGGGCCTCGCCGGATCGGCATTCAAGAAGATTTACGTTGACCCAGCACTGGGTCGGCAGGTGGCTATCTTCATTCCAGCAGAAGATATGTTAGTGCCATACGGCGCTTCTAATCTTGAGTCAGCGGAGCGGATTACGCACGTGATGCGTAAAACCGAGAATGAAATCAAGAGGTTACAAGCCGATGGGTTCTACCGCGAGGTGGACTTGGGTGAGCCGCAGTCATTTCCATCTGACATCGAGAAGAAGAAAGCCGAGGAAGGTGGGTATTCCCTGACCGATGACGACCGCTACACAATCTACGAGGTCCATGCCGACTTGGTGATTGAGGGTGTGGATGAGGACGACATCGAGACGGGTGACGAGGAAGCTGAAAGCGAGGACGCACGCAAGTCCGAGCAGCTAGCCAAGCCTTACGTGGTAACAATAG